AATTTCCTGCCATATTAGATACCACAGACAAGAAAACCAAAAAGATAGTACAAAAACCGCTATGGCCTGAGTTTTTTGACTTGGAAGCCTTGCTTCGTACGAAAGCGTCTATGCCTGCGTTTCAGTGGAACGCTCAATATCAGCAGCAACCGACGGCTGAAGAAGCCGCGCTGATTAAAAGAGAGTGGTGGCGGGAATGGACTAAGGAGACTCCACCCGTCTGCGAATATGTTATAATGTCTTTAGACGCAGCTGCGGAAACCCACAATCGTGCTGACTATACGGCGCTTACAACGTGGGGAGTGTTTATGAATGAGCAGGAGAGCGCGTACCACATAATACTATTAAACAGCATAAAACAACGTTTAGAGTTCCCAGAACTTAAAAATCTTGCTATGGAAGAGTATGCGGATTGGGAACCAGACGCATTTATTGTTGAGAAGAAGAGCGCGGGTACAGCCCTATACCAAGAAATGCGGCGTATGGGTTTGCCTGTTCAGGAGTATACCCCACATAGAGGGTCAGGAGATAAGTTAGCCCGTCTTAATTCTGTGGCAGACATTGTAGCATCAGGTATGGTATGGGTTCCGCAGACTCGTTGGGCAGAAGAAGTTGTAGAAGAGATTGCAGGGTTCCCTTTTATGAGTCACGATGACTTGGTGGACTCTACCGTAATGGCGCTTATGCGTTTTAGACAGGGGGGTTTCATTACACTACCTAGTGATGAGCCAGAAGAACAACGATACTTTAAGCAGCGCCGTAGCGGGTTTTATTAAGAGGTAAGAACATGGCAGTAGAAAAAGGTTTATACGCAGCGCCAGAGGGCATGGATGAAATGCTTGAAGGAGATAAGCCCGAAGCGGAATTAGAGATTGAAATTGTCAATCCTGATATGGTTATGCTTGATGACGGCAGTATGGAAATAACAATTATTCCTGATGCTGACGACTCAGACCTTCTACCGTTTGATGGGAACCTAGCTGAAGCGCTTGATGATGGGCAGCTCGCAGGTTTAGCAGAAGACCTTCTTGGGTTAATTGATGCAGATATCGAAAGCCGGAAAGACTGGGCAGACACGTTTGTCAAGGGTCTAGATGTGCTTGGCTTCAAATATGAAGAGCGCACGGAGCCATGGGAAGGTGCATGTGGCGTGTATTCCACAGTACTCGCAGAGGCTGCTATCCGGTTCCAAGCAGAGACAATGAGTGAGACTTTTCCTGCGTCCGGGCCTGTAAAGACAAAAATCATTGGGCAGGAAACTAAAGAAAAAGAAGAAGCTGCGCTCCGTGTCAAAGCTGACATGAACTATGAATTAACAGAGAATATGGTTGAGTACCGCCCAGAACACGAGCGGCTACTTTACAGTCTTGGGCTTGCCGGTTCTGCGTTCAAGAAAGTCTACTTTGATCCTAATCTAGGGCGTCAAGTAGCTATTTATATACCCGCAGAAGATGTAATTATCCCGTATGGCGCTAGTCATATTGAAACCGCCGAGCGTGTAACTCATGTGATGCGGCGCACTAAGAATGAACTTAAAAAGCTACAGGTAGCTGGGTTCTATCGGGATGTAGACCTTGGAGAGCCACAGCCTTACCATAGCGATATTGAAAAACGTAAAGCAGAAGAAGGTGGGTTCTCCTTAACTGATGATGACCGGTATTCGGTTTATGAAGTTCATGCAGACCTTATCATTGACGGTGTTGATGAGGACGAAGACGAGATTGCTAAACCTTACGTAGTTACTATCGAGCGTGGCACTAGTGAGGTGCTGTCTATTCGTCGTAACTGGAACCCAGACGATCCGCTTATGTTGAAGCGCCAGCACTTCGTGCATTATGTATATGTGCCGGGATTTGGGTTCTACGGACTTGGACTGATCCATATCATTGGTGGGTACGCACGTGCAGGTACATCGCTGATCCGTCAGCTTGTTGACGCAGGCACACTATCTAATCTTCCGGGTGGTCTGAAGTCTCGCGGGCTTCGTATTAAGGGGGATGATACACCGATTGAACCCGGTGAGTGGAAGGACGTTGACGTGCCGTCAGGGTCTATCCGCGACAATATTATGCCCCTTCCATACAAAGAGCCTAGCCAAACTCTTCTTGCCCTTTTGAATCAGATTACAACTGAGGGCCGTAGGTTAGGTGCTATCAGTGATATGAACGTCTCTGATATGTCTGCTAATGCTCCTGTGGGCACAACTTTGGCGCTATTAGAGCGTACGTTGAAGCCAATGGCAGCTGTTCAGGCTCGTGTCCACTACGCTATGAAGCAAGAATTTAAGATGCTCAAAGCCTTAATGGCTGAGTATGCCTCGCTAGAATATGACTACAAGCCTGTGCGTGGAGAAGTTAGCGCGCGTCAGGCAGATTATATGATGGTAGATGTGATTCCTGTTAGTGATCCTAACAGTTCTACTATGGCACAGCGAGTGGTTCAGTACCAAGCAGTGTTACAGATGGCTCAGTCAGCCCCGCAAATCTATGATTTACCACAGTTACACCGGCAAATGATCGAAGTATTAGGGGTCAAAAATGCCGATAAACTTGTGCCAACTGCCGATGATGTGAACCCGACTGATCCAGTTAGTGAGAACATGGCTGCGCTAGTGGGTAAGCCAGTCAGAGCGTTTATTTACCAAGACCAAGACGCTCATATAGCTACACATATGGCGTTTATGCAAGACCCACAAGTTGCTCAGATGATTGGACAGAACCCACAGGCACAGCAGATTATGGCTTCATTACAGGCGCATATCGCTGAACATCTCGGGTTTAAGTATCGTAAACAGATTGAAGAGCGTCTTGGAGTTGAGCTGCCACCACCGGGTGAGGAGTTACCAGAAGAGATTGAAGTTAATCTGTCACGTCTCGTTGCTGATGCTGGTAAACAACTTACACAGGCAAACCAGCAGCAGGCAGCACAGCAGGCAGCACAACAACAGCAGCAAGACCCAATGTTCCAGCTACAACAGCAAGAATTGCAGGTTAAAGCGCAAGAAGTACAACGCAAAGCTGCTAAAGATCAAGTCGATGCACAGATTAAACAAGAAGAGCAGAAACGCAAACTTACCAAAGATATGGTGGACGCTAAACTTGAAGAACAACGCATAGAACTTGAAAAACTAGAAGTTGGCATCGACGCTAAAAAAGCGGGGGTCAAGCTACGCGCAGAAACTAGAGCTGCACAGAACAAAGCTGATCTTGAAGTTCTAAATATTTTGGAGAGAAATAGGAACAAGTAATGGCTAAAACCGTCTTTGACGTGCTTAAAGATAAACTTACCGAAGATAAATCTTCAGCACTACAGTTTCTTGGAGGGGGAGGAGCAAAAGACTTCGCCCAATACAAGGAGATAACAGGCTTAATTCGAGGTCTCGATGCTTGTTATAATTACGTAGAAGACCTCTCGCGCAACTTTATGGATGAAGATGATGACTGAAGCAGCTCAGAAGATAACTGATGCAGATTGGGAAGCTCAACTTCCTAAACCCGCAGGATACAGAATACTCGTAGCCCTACCAGATGTAAGCGATTATTACGAAGGTAGTACACTCCTTAAAACGGATTCCGAAAAGCACCGTGAATATATTACGTCTATCATGGGCGTAGTCATAGACATGGGTAAAGATGCTTATAAAGACACAGACCGTTACCCTGATGGTCCTTGGTGTAAAGCCGGGGATTATGTGATGTTCCGTATGAATACTGGAACTAGGTTTAAAGTTAATGGCAAAGAGTTCCGTTTGATGAATGATGATTCCATCGAGGCAGTTATACCTGATCCTCGTGGCATCTGTAGCGCATAAGGAGTATACAATGCCGTTTCAAAAAGTAGAGTTTGAGTTCCCCGATGAAACAGACAACAACCCAAAGCCAGACATTGAAATCGAACCTTCTAGTGAAATTGAAGTTGATGTGGGCGGAAAGAAAGCAAAAGCAGCAGCTGCTGAGAGTAAACTTGTTCCTCCTGCTGATGAATCTGAAGATAACTTTGAAATTGAAGTTGTCGATGATACACCGAAAGCTGATAGAGGGCGTAAGCCGTCTGAGCCACCAGCTGACGTTACTGATGAAGAACTTGAAGATTACTCTGATAAAGTTCGTAAAAGGATTCAGCACTTCAGTAAAGGGTACCATGACGAGCGTCGTGCAAAAGAAGAAGCACTTCGGGAGCGTCAAGAACTTGAAGCACTGGCGCAAAAACTTTTAGATGAAAATAAAACACTAAAAGGTACTGTCGGTAAAAATCAATCTGCTTTGTTAGAACAAGCAAAACGAAATGCAGAGAATGATTTAACAGTAGCTAAAAGGGCGTATAAAGAGGCTTACGAGTCAGGTGACTCAGATGCTGTTGTTGAAGCGCAAGAAGCGTTAACAAACGTTAAGTTACGCGCAGAAAAATTAAACAACTTCAGGTTGCCTTCTTTACAGGAACAAGAAACCCCTGTACAACATAATGTAGAACCCGCTCCAGCACAGGTTCAAACTGATCCAAAGGCACAAGCTTGGAAACAAGAAAACCCTTGGTTTAACACTGATGAAGAAATGACAAGTTTTGCGCTGGGGCTGCATAATAGACTTGTCAAAGAGGGCTTAAGCCCTCAGAGTGATGATTACTACGAGCGGATTAATGCTCGTATGCGGCAAGTGTTCCCCGAAAATTTCGAGGACTCTGCACAACATAGTTCTGAGGGAGTTCAACAACCTCAAAGGCAGGCCAATGTGGTTGCACCCGCAACGCGGAGCACAGCACCTAAGAAAATTAGGCTAACGCAAACACAGTTGAATCTTGCTAAGAGACTTGGACTGAAACCAGAACAGTACGCCAAACAGGTTGCAATTGATATGGGGAAAACTAATGGCTGAGAATCGCATCAATCGAGAGCATGAAACTCGTGAAAAAACGACTCAACGTAAGGCTTGGCAGAGACCAGAGGTGCTACCCGCACCGAATCCTGAGCCGGGTTATGAATTTCACTGGGTTCGAGTCGCTACTCAAGGGCAAGTCGATGCCACTAATGTTTCCTCAAAACTTCGTCAAGGTTGGGAGCCTGTAAAAGCAGTAGACCATCCAGAAATCACAATGGTTACTATCGAAAACGATAGGTTTAAAGACAATGTGGTTATTGGTGGCTTGATGCTTTGTAAGGCTCCAAAAGAGCTTGTGGAAGAGCGGAATGATTATTACTCCGGTCAGACAAAAGCGCAGATTGAATCTGTAGATAACAACCTAATGCGAGAAAACGACCCGCGTATGCCTCTCTTTCATGAGCGGAAAACAAAGGTCACTTTTGGTAGTGGAACTTAACTTTTATGGATAGAAGGAGCTAAATATGGCTTATCCAGCAGTTAACGGCCCTTATGGGCTGGTTCCAGTGAAATTGTTGAGTGGTGTTCCTTTCGTTGGCGTAACACGCCATTATGGAATTGCAAGTGGTTATAACACTGCAATTTACAACGGGGATGCCGTAAAACTAGTTACTGGAGGCACCATTGAGTTAGACACAGCAGACGCTGCTATGACTCCTATTGGTGTATTTCTTGGTTGTTCGTATACTGATCCGACTCTTGGTTACAAGGTGTTTAGTCAGTATTACCCAGCCAGCACCGTTGCATCTGATATCGAAGCTTATGTAGCTGACGGCACAGACATCCTGTTCAAGGCTGCTGTTCTTTCATCTGCTGGCGGAGCAGCTGCAGTGATTGGCGATCTTGCTATTACCGATATTGGCGCTAACGTTGCCATGATTACTCCACTTGTTGTGGGTAATGCACAAACCGGTAATTCAACGATCGGTATTTCGGACACTTCTGCAACCACTAACACTCTGCCTTTGCGGATTGTGAGTTTGGTAGAAGAAACTAAAAACTCTAGTGGCGGTTACACTGAGGCTCTCGTTAAATGGAACGCAGGTCATCAGTTCAATAACCTCACTGGCGTGTAAGGAGGAGTAGATAATGGCTATTTCACGCGCACAACTACTCAAAGAACTCCTTCCCGGACTGAACGCTCTGTTCGGACTGGAGTACGCTAAGTATGGTGAAGAGCATACCGCTATCTTTGAGACAGAGACTTCAGATCGTTCATTCGAGGAAGAGGTCAAATTATCGGGCTTTTCAGCAGCACCAGTCAAAAACGAAGGTTCAGCCATCGAATACGACGCTGCTCAAGAGACATGGAGTGCCCGCTATACACACGAAACCATTGCAATGGGTTTCAGCATCACAGAAGAAGCAATCGAGGACAACCTCTACGATTCTCTGTCTGCTCGTTATACCAAAGCTCTGGCTCGTGCTATGGCGTACACCAAGCAAGTTAAAGGTGCGTCTATCCTGAACAACGCATTTGCTGGCGGTACCACATATGGTGACGGTCAGCCTTTGTGTTCAACAGCACACCCACTTGTTTCTGGTGGCACTAACTCAAACCGTCCAGCTGTAGCTGCTGATCTTAACGAGACTTCACTTGAAGCCGCTATTATTCAGATTGCAGGTTGGACAGACGAGCGTGGTCTGTTGATTGCTGCTCAACCTCGTAAGCTTATCATTCCACCAGCACTGCAATTCGTTGCAACTCGTCTGTTGGAAACTGAAGGCCGCGTAGGTACAGCTGACAACGACATCAACGCCATTATGAACAATGGTTCTGTGCCAGAGGGTTATTCAATTAACCACTATCTGACAGATACAGACGCATGGTTCTTGATGACTGATGTTCCAAACGGCCTCAAGCATTTCGTACGTAGCCCAATGGCTACCTCTATGGATGCTGACTTTGATACTGGTAACAGCCGGTACAAGGCTCGTGAGCGTTATTCCTTTGGTGTCTCTGACCCATTGGGTGTCTTCGGTTCGCCGGGCGCATAATTCTATGGGAGGGGGCATTAACTTGCCCCCTTTCTTTTTTTCTGTTATAAGTACATAATTCCTGACAGCTACATGGGGTAGCTGACACTAGCCACGACAGGAGATTATCATGGCTCTATCTACCTTCTCTGGACCAGTCCGGTCCAATAATGGTTTCCAAATTCCCGTTGTAGCCACCGCAGATTTGCCAGCTTTTGGCGATGTTGCCGTTGGAACAGTTTACATGGTCAGCGACAATGGCGCTGGTAATAACGAGTATTGCATCGTAATCAACACAGGTGCTGCTTGGGTAACTGCTGTTGGTGCTGCTCTTACTTAATAGGAGGCTCTAATGGCTGGATTTGAAATTAAAGCCTATAACGTAGCCACCTCTGGTTTTTCTGCAGGACTTGTAGGGCCGGGGCGTTCTAGAATTAAGGGCGTGCTAGTTTACGGCACGGCAGTAACTGCGTTTACTCTAAAAGACGGAAGTGCTTCTGGTGAGACACTGTTAGATTTAACAGTTGCCGCTGGTTGGAATGACGTGTACTTGCCTGATG